TGTGGTTGGTGGGTTCTGAAGTTGGGGCTGCCACCCATGGTGGCGAGCATCTCTCTGAGGCGCTTCTTGTTGGCCTCGATGCGCTCTGCTGACATCTCAGGCAGTCCATCGTCTGCCAGGGGCGTGGCAGCCTGCCTGGTGTCCTTCTTGACCATCTCTGGGCTCCTGGTGTCCTCAATGCTGGATGTGATGGCCACCGCGTCAACTGCCTTGATGGTGTCGTCGAAGATGATGCGGCGGGTGACAGCCTTCTCACCTCGGAAGGCATTGCTGACCATCTCAAGATAGCCGAGCTCGGTCAGGCGCTTGACGTGTTTACTGATGGCCTGCTGGCTAACTTGCAGGTCTTCACCCATTCGCCTCTGGCCGACCCAAGTGAGGCCTGCTCTGTTGGCGTAACTGGCCATGATGCCCAGCACTCGGATGTCACCCGAGGTGAGGCGCTTGTCTCGCAGCGCCCGCAGCGGCACCACAGCGTAGGTGCGCTGGTCAGGGTTGCCCGCCTTCTCGATGATCTTGGGCTTCCTCTTGGGCAGCTGGAACTCCACCACGTTCACGGGCAGGGCGCTCATGCTGCTGTGTAAAGAGGAATGGGGCCCTCAAGGTCGCAGTGCAACGCCAGCCGCCCCTGGTGATCCAAAAGACCATCATCGAGGACGAGGTCAATGCCGCCATCGCTATTAAGTTTTACCCAGGCCACAGGTGATCGGTCGCCTTTTGCTGCCAGGCGAAGCGACTCTTGGTTCGCGGCAACCAATCGAGCAAACCTGAGAAACGTCAATTTGTAGCTTGGGTAATCAACCTTATCGCTGTTAAACCACTCCACCATGCCGGCCTGGTGCGCCAACCGCATCATCTTGTCGCCATTCATCACTTCGTTACTCCCCACTGATTGCTTAGATTGAACTTGTCATGCCAATCTCTAACGCCAGACCTCTCAAGTTTGGTTCGCCTGTAAGAGTCCTTGCTACGCGCACTGTGAGACCGCAACCTGTTCATCTCCTTCTTGTCCACCTCTTCACGCCTGGTTGTGCTCTTAAGCCTGTTCACAGCCGACACCAGGCGCTCAATGTCGTCCTTGGTGTAATGGAACAGCGCCTTGCTGATGGTCGGCAGGTAAGCCGCCACAAAGCGCGTAAACGGCACCTTTGAGTGCCAGACGTGCTGTGGAAACCGTAGCAGGTTCTCGCTCAACGCTTCCCAGCTGATATCAGGGGCGTGAGCAGACCGAAAGATAACCTTAACTGCTTGCGTTGGAAGGTGGCCACGCTCATAAAAAGACTCAACCAGGAATCGATCCCACTTCAGCTGCAGGTCATCCCAGTCTGCCGGAACATCCGTAACATCCGTAACATTGTCTGGGCTCATCGCTTCTTCTCCTCTTTGTGTTGCCAAACCCTCAACATCTCCGCTCGCAGCTCTGCGGCCGCCTGCTCGCCCCGCCGCCTGGCGACCGCTGCCAAGTACTCAACACGCGTTCTCTTCGACCTAAACTTCTTGAGTACCCAAGACGCCTCGCAATAGCGCCTGTAAGCCTCCGAATAACTACTGACCACAGCACCATAGGAAAGGCGCACCATGCGAGCAGAAGGATGCACCCGGCCACACTGAGGGCAAGCCAGAGGGTCGTCACTGACGTCCTCCCACTCGATCCTCATGCTTCATGCAGAGGGGTTGGCCATGCCGGCAGCTAAAGCACGTTTTTCTTCCCGCCTCTCGACCTGGCGCTGTGTGCAGCTCGAGCACATCCATCGCCGCCTTTGTCCACCACTTGATACCTTCCATTGCCCACCCTCGATTGTTCTGTTCATCTGGCACTGCCCACACCAGCGGCTGCCGGTGATCGTTGCCGCTGCCTGCGTGGCCTTCCTGTAGTCCTCTGATGGCATCTAAAGCTTCTCCCTCATGGCTTTAATCAAGAGCTCGATGGGCACAATGGCGCGCCAGGGCTGGCCGCTGCGGCGGTAAACCACCACCGGCCACTCGCCTGGCTCTGCAGCTGCCTCAATCTGGCGTGTCCATTCATCAATAGACAGGCGCTCACGGCGCTTGACTTCCAGCCTGTAGTTCTCAATCTGGATGTCGTCGCCGCCTTCGCGGGCCTGGCCGAGCTTTCGCTTGACCACCACGCCAAGCTCGTCAGAGAGCAGGGCAGCGAGCTCTCGCTCGGCCGCTGCGCCCTTGTTCCTGGCTGCGCGGCCCGTCACTGATGCCGCTCCTTCGAGCCCAGCATCTGGTCAAGCCTGTCATCCACCCTGCTGTAGCGTGTCTCCAAGTGCGTGCAGATGAGCTCGTCGATCACTGACGCCCTCGACCTGAGCTCAATCTCAGCAGCCCTATCGAGCAGCACCCTTGCGCGAGGCCGCAGCCTCACTAAAAACGGTTTAAGTGGTTTGTCCATACATCAAAAGGATATCTCACTGATATCTGATTGTGCAAGCTACCCTATTGATGACTTGACAGCCTCTTGCGATATCTCTAGCATTCCAAAACATGCAGAGATATCTCTGCCCAACTACCCAGATAGGGAGAATTGAGATGGCACCACATAACGGGAAGTTCGTTGCCTATTACCGAGTTAGTACCGACCGCCAAGGTGTGTCAGGTCTCGGCATCGAGGCCCAGCGCGAAGCTGTTGAGCGCTTCTTAAACGGTGGAAAGTGGTCTGTGATTGGCGAGTTTACTGAGATCGAGTCGGGCACGCGCCGCAGGCTCAGGAACCGTCCCATGCTGGACGCTGCGATGCGCCTGGCCAAAAAAGAGAAGGCCACGCTCGTGGTGGCCAAGCTCGACCGCCTGGCGCGTGACGTGCAATTCATCAGCACGCTGCTCAACAACCAAGTCAAGTTCATCTGCGCCGACATGCCCGAGGCCGACAAGACCTTCCTGCAGATGATGTCGGTCTTTGCAGAATATGAGGCCAAGCGGATCTCAGAGCGCACCAAGGACGCCTTAAGTGTAATTTCAGCACAGCTCCGAAAGAAGGGCGTCTACAAGACAAAGGCCCGGCCTGAGCTCGGCATCATGGGGCGTGAAATCAACCGCCTCGGTAGTCCATCGCCAAAGATAGGCGCTGCTGTTGCGACTGAGCTGCGCGTGGCCGAGGCCGACGCCTATGCCGACCGAGTTGGCCCCATTGTTCGCGACATCATCAAGAAAACAGGCGCCAGCACACTGCGCGACATAGCTCAAGCATTGACCGCCCGAGGTGTTAAAACACCCAGGGGCAATGACGAGTGGTACGCCAGCCAGGTGGCCAACCTGCTCAAGCGCGTTAAGTAGAGGAGGGCGCTATGTTCGTATTGGGATTAGTCGTATGCGCAGTAGGGCTTATGGCAGCAGGTATTTATGCAGGCGACTGGATGCCCGTCGTCGTGGGCCTGGGGATTCTCGCGCCCATCGCCTTGATCTTATTCAACCAACAGCGCCGGCAGCCGACAAAAGAGGATCTGATCGAGCGATTTGTAGACCAGCACGATAAGGACCCTAAATGAGGGTAAACCTGATTAGGGTAGTGACCCATAACAGAAGCCCTCAATTTCTCCTAGGTTTGGCCGTTTAAACCCAGGAAGACAGCAAAAAGAATTGGAGCTGCAAGTGGACGATGAGCAACAACCGCGACAGAAGCACCCGGTCTTTCAAGGGCAGGAAGAGGCAACCAGGGGAGAGATGGGCGCCTACCTGCACGCCGTCGGAATTGGCTTGAACTGCCGGTTCGACGTGCCGGTACTTAACATTAATGACGTGAAGTGGGCAGCTGTTCACTTTGCCGACCTGGCCGAGTCGCTCAGACACCTGGCCTACACAGATGAACGCGACGAGATTGTGCGCGTCCTGGCCAGCCGCTACGCCATGATGCAGCTGCGCGATAAGCTGCGCAAAAAGATCCCCCGAGCACCGCATACCAGCGAGCGAAAAAGCATTCTGAACATGAAACGCCGAAAGACTACCGGCGGTACACGGTGAACCATACCCATTTGATGACTGGAAAGGAGCATCTCGCAGTGAAGGCAGTACATGAAGTTTCGCCCACTAACTCTATGTTTTTATTCGATAAGGAGCGTGCTATGCACACAACCAAAAACAGGTCTAGGACCCCCAGTAGTTCCATTCTGCCCATAATGTATAGTACGACTTCAGTAGCAAAATCAACTAGATATAGTACTTTTGCGACTAAGCGACGCAGCCCTTTTGGTGCCCATTATGCGTCTGATTTTCGCCACAAATGGCCAACCAAGCACGAAGTTTTTGACGGGCTAGTCATCAGCGTCTTCCTGACGCTCCTGCTGGCTTTCTGGCTGGTCCTGCCCGCTTTCCTTGATCTGTAGGGGGGCGACATGCAACAGACCACTGGACGCGAGCTGCGCGACCGGCAGCACTCCCTATTTCAGGCCGAACACGGCACCTTTCTCGAGCAGGCCAGAGCACTAGCTGTGGCCGTTGCCCAGCGGAAGGGCACTGTATCCATCAACGACATAAGGGGGCAGGTCAGCTTGCCGCCAGGCGCCCATCCCAGCCTGCTGGGTAGCGTCTTTAAAGACAAGCGGTTCTTCGTTGCTGGTTACACTCAGGCACAGCACCCGGAGGCGCACGCCAGGATCATTCGCTTCTACGCGCTGAAAGGAGGTGTGTGATGGTTGGCAAAGTCACCCCTAACACCAAAGCCTCGGCGAGCCGCCTGCCGGCCATCATGGGGCTCTCAAAGTACCGCAGCCCCAATGATGAGCTGGGCTGTTCCATCGGCGCCTACAGGGGCATCGATCCACCACCCCT